AAGATTTTAGATGTGTTTAGGTGAAATTGATTCCGTTGCGGTGATCCCCGCAACGGAATCAAAACCATTTTGCCAACGTCGGCAAAATGGTGATTCTTTTTGCCGTAAAATCAATCGGAACAAATCGAGAAAGCGAAGGGCGAGGCAGGAATATTCCCGTAAACTCTCTTACCTTCCCGCAAAATCTTTCATATTCAAGAGTGGTAACTTTTGGGGGAATAAACCAATGATCTGAACCTTAAACTATATGAATATCACGCCACTTTTCTCTCATTCATCCATTGTTCAACGTCACTTAACTTCCAAGCAACGGCTTTTTCAGTCAAACGGACAGGACGGGGGAAATCGCCCTTATCCATCAGCCGGTAGATTGTTGATGTGCCTAGAGTGGTGATTTCCATCCCTTGGGGAAGTTTTAAAAATTTTTCAGGCATGGGTTAAGCCTCCTTTTCTATATCTTTGGCGATTTCAGCTTCCATCGCGTCAATGACGGTTTTGTCAGCAAAGGCAGATTTGGCCTCTTGGTTGGTCGTGATCTGGTTACAAACCAGCATGGCATAACCGGCAATGTCGCGCCAACTATCGGCATGATTGATCTGGCCATTGACAAGACGGGCGACTTTGAGCGCAATCATGTGCAAGGCTTCATAGTAGAGTGAGAGATCTTGCTTGCTGGCAAATTGCGGTGCATTGAAAACCATGTGATGGAAGATCTGGGCGGTGCGTTTGGTGACATCTTCAAACGCGCCATATTGGCAGGCCTTGTTCAGTAAGAGTTGATCAAGATGGGTCATGGGTTAAGCATCCTTCAATTTTGGTTTCAAAATCGGCTTGGGCTAAATGTTTAGCCTCGTTAAAATTATCGGCCTGTTTGCGATAATCGCTATTGATGTAGAGACGGTAATATTCCTCACTTGTGTATTTGACGATGACATATTTTAAGTGGCTGGGGATGGGGTGGGTGATCCACTCCTCACCACCATTAAAAGGTGAATAGTCCCAATCAAGCTGTTTTATTTGGGTGGTCATGACGTGACCTCATCCGATGGTAGGGGGGGGATTTCAGCAAAGTGAGTTGATTGCCGCTCAAAAGCATAGCCGTCTTCAGGGTTATCGCCCGTTCCGACCATGGCAATGCTGCCTTTTTTATGAATGACGAGGTATCTTTTGTTAGGCTCTTTCTTCAATTCGGCAATTGGTCGCCAGAAGGGGGCTTGGGTCATCAGGAAATCTCCTTGGTGTTTTGGGTTAATTGATTTTGGCTTGCGCCGATGATGTCTGCGACAAAATCAAGTACGGCTTGTTTGGCTTTGGCAAAATCAGCGCGTGACATGGCTTTTGTCGATTGGCTCTTGGCGGTGTAAATCGTCACGGTGCACTCAATTTTTTCTTTCCCTGTCGTTTCATCTGAAACGACCGCCTCTTGTGTTGTGACAATTGAAAATTCGTCCATCGGCTGGATGAAGCGGGCAAGCTCTCGGGCGGCTGTTTTGTTGGTGGCGACGATGGATCGGCTATCATAAAAGCCGCATTTGATCAGCGCGTATTTGCGCAAATGCTCCGGCGTGGGGAAACGTTCAGCTATAAATTCAGGTAAGTTACTCCACGCGGTGGAAAGGGCGGCGAAATAATGATTGTGGCTTTTGGGTGAGCGGTCAAGATGCTCAACAAGGCGATACTTGCCGCCAACAACATAATGTTCATCGCAAAGTTTACGCATCTTGTCGCCTAGCGGCCAGAAATTCTCACCTGTCCAGATGAATAAAATGGGGGCGGGGGCATTAAGCATGATTTAACCTGTCTGGGCTATCCTTCCCCTGTTAGATGATTAAACAGGGGGAAGTTCTTATGAATAATAAATCAGTAACGAATGAAGATATTTATGCTGCGCTTGTTCTGATTGTCGGCAAATCAATCTTGGATTCAGGAAAGCTAGGGACTGAACCAATTGATGAAGAAACGATTACAAAACATGCTGTAGCTCAAATTTCTACAAAAAAAGAAGTTTTGGCTCTACTCAATCAATGAGTGAAGCGATCTTGCGCTGGCCTGATGAGACACCTCTAGCTGACGCGATGCTTCATTTAGGACTTCCCTCGCCTGCGCGATTGAGTATCCATCAAGCAGCCCTGCTATATAAAAGGCCGCAGCAAAAATCTGATCACTTTTTTCATCACGGCTTGGAGTCTCAAACCCAAGAGTTCTTTTCGCGGATAAATAATCACGAAGCTCTCTCATTTGACTGTTAAACATTTTCTTATGAAAATCGTGTTTATCTTGGCTAAATTCACGTTTATCTGTCATGGGTTTGTTCCTTTCGTTTAATGTTCACAGGATTGATTATCTGCCTCGCGGGGCGTTTCGTCTGGATATGCGGGGGCGTTCTCCCAAATGAGAAGAACATTGTCTCTTATTAAATTTGCGACAGTGTAAGGACTGGTTGCGCCTATTTTCTTAGCAACAGAGGCGGCAGTGCCAGCAAGTGCATATAGGACAAGGCCGTAGTTGCTATCGTTTGGTTTTTCTCCGTCAACTGTTATTTCTATACGAACATTGACGTTGTCTTTAGATGGGGAGCTCATTATTTAAGTCTTTCTCAAAAGGGTGTATCATCATCAATGGGGCGTTGATGAGAGTTCTGATAGCTGTAAGAGCCGCCGGAAGCGGAAGCATAATCACCGCCGCCGGATTGGGTGGCTTGAGTATTGCCTGAACCGTCTTTACGATCAGGGTTAAAGCAAGAGAGAAAGACAGAGTCCGGATCGCCTTTGTCGGATAAGTTGGGGACGCCAGCCGGATTGAAGGTTTTGTTCATGAAGATGAAGAAGCTCTTCTCCTCCTCATTATAAAACAATGAACCGACATTAATATAGCGGCCTTTTTTATTGTGGTTATTGTCATAATATTCACCGGTCTTGGCGACAATATCGCGGATTTTGCGGGCTTTAGACATATCAATTTGTCTCCATTTGGGATTTGAGTTTTGTAAGTTTGCCGTCCAACTCAGCTAAAAAACGTAAGACTTCGCGCTCCATGAGGGTTATCAGATCATCATCACGCGTCACACGTTCAATGAACATATCAAAGGGCGGCGGGAAGTCGGGATTGAAGCTCACAAATTCGCACCATGCCCGCCCTGTGCAAGCAAGCTGCCATTGCATTTGAAGCCGGTATTTGTGCGGAATTTTGCGCTTATCCAATATAGCGGAGTGCGCGGGCGGTTGCGGGCATTTGATTTCTAACAAGCCTCCTTTGTATTCCCTGTTCGTGGCCTTGCCACTCACCGCCTCTTGATTATCATTAATCAAGCCGTCTGGTGATGCGCCCGCTTGGGGAATTGTTGGATGGAGATGAAAGCCGGTTTCAATAACGGTGTTGCCAGTAAAAAGCTCATAGGTTGCGCGGGCTTGCGGTTCAGTATCAATGCCATGTTGCATCGGGGCATTGGTGAAGCTCTTGGCAGGTTTGCCGGTTAAACGTTCCGTCAACAGGTCATTCATATAGGTTTCGCGGGAGGCACTGTAACCGGTGCGGGTTTGCGCCATGACGTCCGCTATGCGCGAGGCGGTCACCAATCCGATACGAGCGGCAAACCATTCATCCGTTCGCTGTTCAAGATGCGCGGCAATCTCTTCCCTTGATAAGGTGACGGTTGATATTGTTTCTTCAATCATGGGTTCATGCCTTTTCATTATGTGCAAAAAATGCAAAGAATTGTAATTTGGTTGCCAGACGATTCACGCTAACAAATCGTCTGGCTATCGCCTCCACAACTCAAAACCCTATGGAGACAATTGAAATGAGGGATAAATTGGAAAGGCTGCTTGTGACTTTGGCCAAGGTGCAGGCCAGCGCACAAATTGCCGAAGCCAAAGCCAGCCTTGCTTTGGAAATGATTATTCGCGGGCAGTCTACAGACCTGCCAGAACAGAAAATCAACCCTAAATATTTGTGTTCTCATACGCTTGAGAAAATTGAGCAAGGAGGTGATCTTGCCGCATCCATTGCCTTCAATAGCGTCTTTTCTTTTTTGGATAGCTATTCTGATCGTAAGGAAGAGATTCATGAGAAAAAATCCAAGGTTAAAAAACAGGTACAAGAATTGGAAAATCTTATTCATGATGAATTGATGGCCTTACTTCCCCACTCTTGAGAGCATCAATTCTTTCACCAAGTGAGAACAATTCATCACTGAAAGATGATTGTGGTGGGGAAACATGAACGCGACTGTTCTCAATAACCCTCGTTGCCCTGATTAGGCTTGTCTTGGCTTTGTGGATAGAGTGGCCGTTAAATAGATAGGCCAAGACAACGCTGGGCGGCGTGGTTTGGCAGGCTTCTTCAAAGAGGCGTTTAAGTTCGGTCAAATTATGCGTTGTCATAGGCTTGTTCCTCATGTTCTCTATCAGCTTGCTCTAGCTGTTGTTTGTTCAAGGCAATACGCCGGTTAATGGCGGTTAAGGCCTTCTGATAATCGGTGGCTCTCAATGCGGCGACGCTGGATATGCCGAAAGCGGTACAAAAACGCTCAATATCAATCTCGTGTTCTTGCAACAGGCTAACCAGATGATCGCGCTGGGCATCACTGATCGGGGCATCGGCTAAGCTTGCGCCGTCATCATCGAGGCTTGCCGATAGACCAAGGGCTGATTTAAGCGTGTAGCGTTGCAGGTAAGTCACCGCCGAACCCATGGCTTGAATCGGATTTTGCAGCTTGGTTGCCACAGCATTAACAGGGGCGGCCATTGAGTTTTGTTCCTCATGGCCTTGCTCATGTGAGATGACGCAGGTGATTTTGATGATGGTGGCGTCTTGATCGGTCTTCCAGCGATAAGATAATCCATGCTTGGCTAAGATAGGCCTGATCGTGCGGGCAATGTCATCAAGCCCCTCATAAGAATAACCATGGCCTTTCTTGGCTTTGTAAATATTGGGGATCTCTTGAGAGGCTTGAGAGATGGCGGCATCAAAAGCTTTCTTGGCTTGACGGGCTTCCCAACGCTCTTGTGCGTCCATGAGACGCTCAAGAATATCAGGGCTTGCGCCGCTGGATAAAGCTTGGCTCAACAAGGCGGCGGGGTTGGGGGACGCCGATGCCGCCAAAGCAGGGGTGGTAAGCTGCGCCGCCAAATTCAAGCTGGAGGCACTGGCCTCTATAGGGTTTGGGGTGGTAATCTCGGTCATTGTTCCATTCCTAAGGCTTGTGCGTAAAGATCAATCAAGGCTTCTTCTTCCCTGCGATCTTCAATGGGGATTTTGCGCATGTGGATAATCGCACGCATGATTTTAGGGTTAAAGCCTAGTCCTTTGGCTTCTTTGTAAATCTCGGCAATCTCCATAGAGGCGACTGATTTTTCGTCCTCGAGATTTTCAATGCGTTCAATCAGGCCTTTTAAACGATTGGCGGCATATTCAGGATTGGACTGTTTTGTTTGTCCCTCCTCAAGCTCAATAGTGACGGTTAATGGCTGATTTGTCATGGATGTAATCCTCAACGGTTCAAGAGTTGAATAATGTCGCTATCTTGCACGCCCCAAAGAGCAGCAAAAAGGGTGAGAAAAAAGATGATAAAGAAGGCGCAACCAGCCAGTTCAATCATCATTTGACGCGGGTTCATTGCGCGGCCTCCTCATTAAGGTAGGTCTTCGCCCTGCCGGTTAAGATATGGATGAAACGCTTCTTGGCATGATCTGCCTTGATGAGACCTGGGGCAATTGCCTCCATCAGTTGAAAAGCATCATCGGTGCGCATTTCAATCAGGCAATCCACCAGGTCTAAAAATTGCGCCTTTGTCATGTGGATATGATCCATCATGCGGCGGTTAACTTCCTGCAAGAGCGGGTGAAGATCCATATTGGGTAAGCAATGTTCAAGCTCAATCTCAACAGGGGTTTGAATAGTGATTTTGGTCATTTGGGTATCTCCTCTTAAAGCAATTCAACAGCACCGAGGCGGTGCTCATCATTGGGGTCATGGTGGGGAAACTCTGTAGGGTTGGCTTCCTCTACCGCGTCAATAAAATTTTGGTCGGCTTCCAGTTCAGCTTGAATATGGAAGAATAAGAGCTTTTCCCAAGCCTGTTTGGATTGGGCAGAAAAGCGGGCGGGGGTGGGGCGGTCTTCCCATTTGGTCGGGGCATCCTTAACGCGCCGTGAGGGCGTGATTTCAAAAGCATCAACCTCAATAATATCTTCCCCAAATGAGCGGGTAAGCGTGTATTCAACAACCGCATCCGCCTCAAAAATGGTAAAGCCGTCCTCTGTTTTGGCTTCCACAGTCCAGTCAATATTCATGGCGTTAATCCTTAAAATTGGGTTGTTTGCAAAAGGTGCAAACAACTTCTAATCTGGTGGGGCGGCTCAATTGGCGTTGAACCGCCCCTATCATCACTCAAACTTTAGGAGGTTTTCATGAGTGACAATTCAAATGAAACAGGCAATCAAATTGCCGATACACTGAAAGAACTTTTGACGGTTCATAAGGATATTCTCAAAACGCTTGAGCAAATCCGCGATAAGCCAATTCCTTCAAATTCCAGGAACCCACCCCCCATTGATAAGAGGTAAACAGTATAAAGTACCGTCTATTCAGCGGAGAGCGCATCTTGGCTCGCTGCCCCTTGGATTTTGATGTCGTTAACCCTTGTATTGAATTTCAAATTAAATAGGGCATAATTGAAGACGCGCTCCACTGTATCAACTCTATAGCCAGAAACCAGTCTGGCTATAGCAATGGCGGGCGCGGCATATATAATATTTGCTGGATGTAGATCGCTCCATATTGGGGTGAAGTCTCCAACTAAATCATGCTCTTTCAAAAGAGCCTCAACGGCTTCAACCTCTTTGTCAAAGGCGGCTTTAAGTTGCGCATTGGCGGTTAAGCCTTGCTGCGGGGATGGGGCGGGGGTGGTTTCTTGTGACATCGATTTTATCCTTAATTTGAATAAGTGGCTGGCAGGGGATAAGCGGGGGGCAATCAACCCTGCCAGCCATTTGAGGCGTCCCTGTCGTGCTTGCAGCACTCCACGCCTCTTTTGCCTTGTTCTTTTAAGCGGGGGCAATTGAGAACAAGGCAATGGGGAAATTATGCGGCGCAAACAGCGCAGTTGAGTTTGCGGGCGAGCCCATGAATGTAGCGGATAAGATTATTTCTGCGCCGCTCATCAGTAACCGTATCTAGGTTCTCACAAGCTAAACATTCATAACAAGCATCCCACGTAATGCGCACACGGCCAAAGCCATCAACATCAAAGCTTTTAGGGTTATCCGCCCTTGGGATAAAGGTGGCGTTGTCGATAAGCTCAATAATGGGCTGCGGTAATCTGGCTGTGCTTCTCATCATCTTTCTCCATTAAATCTTGGGTTTTGGTTCTGTGCTTGGGGTAGATCAGCTTTGCTGGCTATGATTGTCGCAGTCTTGCTTCTTCGTACCCTTGGGCTTTCCCACCAGATCGGCAAATCGCTGATGTTGGTGCGGTATGGGGATATAATAAACCTAAAGTTTATAATACGTCAAGTATTATTTTAAAT